AAGTTGATGATATTTCTAAAGGAAGCAATGCTCAAGATATGGGATTACGTGCAAAAGAACTTAGGCAATTGTTTAAGTCGTTTACATTAGATTTATCTAATCTAAAAATACCTTTGATTTTTACTTCTCATACTTATTCTAGCATGGATCAGTATACTCCTAAAGCAATGAGTGGAGGGTCAGGCCCTCTATACTCAGCGTCTGTAGTAATGATGTTATCTAAAGGACACTTAAAAGATGATAGTAAAACAAAAACAGGAGTAATCGTTAGAAGCCAAACAGATAAAAACAGGTTAGCTAAGCCTGATAAAATAGAATTTCACATTAGCTTTCATAAAGGAATGAATCCGTATGTTGGTCTACAGGACTACCTTAGCTGGGAAAATTGTGGAGTAGGTAGAGGAAATAAACTTACTGAAAAGGAGTTTGGTAGATTAAAAGGATCAGATCCAGAAAAATGTAGCAAGTTCGAAGTAGATGGAGAGACTTTTTACTTCTTACCTAAAGAAACTGCTAGAAATTATATAATTAGACATAACGGAGCAGTTGTTCCATGGAGAGAAATATTCTCAGATAAAATATTTATAGACCCAGTATTAGACGAGCTAGACAAGAATGTAATAATTCCTAAGTTTAAATACAGCTCTCTTGCCGAGGTAGAAACTGACGAATTATCTGATTTAGAACAAATGGAAGGTAATGACTCTAACGACTAGTTCTGATATACCTATTAAATATGCATTAAACATGCACCTTATGGAATCCTTTATAGAAAAGGATTCTGTAGTGTTTGAGATAATCAAATACTTAATAAATCAGGACTCGTTTAAAAATGATATAAAAAATATTAAGTTTTCAACTAAAACTTTAAAATATATTTTTGGTGAAGAAAAATTAAATGAAGAAAAGTTTAAGGCTTTCACTATTAATAGTATTAAAGAATTAATAACTGATAACTTAATTACCGTCAAAGGTAAAACATTTTATATAACAGAGCCGCTTGTAAAAAAATTTTATAATATAACACATTAAAAATAATGATAGATTTCACAGAAAATATTAATTCGTTAGAGTCGATGGTTTGGAATTTTATTCTAAATTCAGAGAATGATATAAATGACATCAGACCTAGAAATCATTCGTCTCTTCCAAAAGAAGATATAGTTCCTCTTATACAGCCTAAATATTTTACTGATGAAACTAGACAAGAAACCTATAAATATGCTCTTAAGTTCTTTAAAGAGTATAGTAAGATTCCAAATAAAAAAGAGCTAAAAAGCTTTATTGATCTAAATAATTACTTCTTAGAAGATTCAGAATTCGATGAGCTCTATTACTTTAGCCTAAAGGAATATAGCTATGATTATCTATATCAATATGTAAAATCATTCATAATGTTAAGAAACCTAAACTTAACAATGTTTGACATGCTAGCATATTTAAAAACTGCGGCCGTTAGTCCAGATAATATAGACGGTATTACTGAAAAAATAAGAAACGATATAAACAGTAACCTGTCCGTTAATTTTAGTTCTAACAGTAATGGTCTAAACTTCTTTGATCCTAAGTCTCACATTCAAATACCAAAGATAGGTACCCCAAGCGGCTTTAAGTTTTTTGATAAAACATTAGGAGGAGGATGGAATCTTAAAACTTTAGTAGTCTTACAAGGAAGGCCTAAAGTAGGAAAGTCAATGGTTTTAGGTAACATAGCAGCTAGATCTTTTCTTTCTGGAAATAACACTGGATTAGTCACAGTAGAGCTAGCTGATAGAAGCTACATGAAAAGAATTGGATCTAATATCTTAGGAGTAGACAAGGATTCTTATGAAAGCATCACAGATGAAAGTAGAGCAGAACTTATCGAAAATAAAATATCTGAATTAAAAGATTCTGGAAAAGATCTAGGATATTTAGAAGTAGTTGAGTTTCCAACGGGAGGAGCAACTGCGATAGACATAGAAAATTATTTTATCAGACTAGAGTCTAAGTTAAATAAGAAATTTAAAGTTATAGTAGTAGACTACTTAAACTTGTTAAAGCCCATTAAAGATCAAAATGGTCTTTATGAAAAAGTAAAAATGATATGTGAAGAGCTTAGAGGAGTAGCCATGAGAAACGAATGGTGTATAATTTCAGCTACTCAAATTAGAAGAGAAGACGTAGAGAATTTTGATTTAGGAATGGATTCAGTAGCCGAGTCTTTTGGGTTAGTTCACACAGTTGACGCTTTATATGGTCTTATGAGAAGTCCATTAGAGGGAAGAATGAAAATAAAAGTAATAGCAAATAGAGATAACGGATATGAAGAAAGCTATAAATTCTACACTATGGAAAAAGACTTCTTTAGATTAACTGAAGAGGCTGGATCTAATAGCGAATATTATAGTGACGACGACGTAGCAGGAAACTTACAAGATCAAATTAGAGAAGAATACAAAAGTATTCCATCTAACGGATCTGTGTCTCCTGTTGAATTAAACGGAGTAGAAAAAGTAAAGGAATCTAGCGCATATTCTGACGATGAATATGACGAATTGTTTAACTCTATATAAAATAATCACAATGAAATGGCTGATAAAACAAAAGAAGAGTTAGAAGAAATTAGAAGAAAAAGAAGGGAAGACAAAATATTCAACAATAGATATAAATCTGGAGAGGGACTTAGAGAAGAAGATGAATATAGATATCAAACGTCGATCGCTATAAATACAAACTATGCAGATAAGTATTTAAATGACATATATAATTATGAGGAGTCGATCGACTATAATATCGGAATAGAAAGAATATTTAAGTTTATAAAAGAAGACGAAGATCTTAAACTTTTACTAACGCGACCAGATGAAACCACTAAAATAAAACTTTCCAAAGAAGAAATAAACCACTGCTTCGGTAAGATTTTAAATTTAATGGAAAATTCAAAACAGGCAGAACAATTCTATAATCCAATATACATATTAGAAGCTCTTGCCTCTATCTTATTCATAAATTCAGCAGACCCGATCAAAGACTATAAAAAAATATTTGATGCTTTAGACGTAGAACTTCAAGAAGAATTAGTAGTAGAACTAAACAAGAAGTATAATTTCCTAGAAGGAAAAATGAATAAGAGAAAAATACACTAATGACATTAGACAAAATAAGAAACATATATCTACTAGGAGATTTACACTTAGGCGTAAGAAATAACTCTATTGAATGGTTCGAAATTCAAAAATCATTCATATTAGATTGGTTTATCCCAACAATAATAAAAGACGGATTTGATCCTGAAAAAGATATATTGTTTCAGGCAGGAGATTGGAATCACGTTAGAGAATCTACTAATGTTAGAATATCTAACGGCTCTCTTGAGATATTTAAGACACTCTCTGACACTTTTAAGAATGGAATACATATAATATTAGGAAATCACGACGTATATTATAAGGATAGAAACGATGTACATTCTCTAAAAGAGATAGGGTCAATATTTAATAATATTAAAATATATGAATCCCCAGAAAAAATTAAAATAGGAGGCCATAACATTCTGATGTTACCTTGGGAGCATGATTCGGATAAATTATCCCAAACAGTAGAGTCATATTCTAATTCATGTGATTATATTATATGCCATGCTGACATAAAGGATTTTAAACTTAATAAGTGGGCTAAGGTTGAACATGGAATAGATGTTTCAAAATTATCAAAGTATAAAAAAATATACTCAGGTCATATACACACGAGACAAGAAAACAAAAATGTTGTATATGTAGGAACGCCATATCATCTAGACAGAGGAGATGTTGATAATACTAAAGGATTCTATAAGTTAAATCTAGAAGGAGAAAACATAAAAGAGTATTTCTACGAAAATACTTTTTCTCCAAAGTACGTAAAGTATGATATCGAAAAAATATTAAATTTAAGCGTGAATGAGATAAAAGATCTATTTAAAAACAATTTTGTAGATATTAATATCTCGAATGACTTAGCTAAAACTTTTCCTTTAACTAAATTTTTAGACATGTTAAAGGATGGGCACAGATCTTTAGAATTTAGGCCGTACTCAAAAGATACAGATCTTAATATGGAAGAAATTAAATCCACAGATACTTATGAGTATAATATATATGAAGTATTATCTGATTATATAGATATAAGAGAAATACCTAAATCTCTATCTAGTAAAATAATAACCAAATTTAAACAAATACATACCGAACTTAAAAATAACCAAAAATACTATGAATAAAATAATTACGACAGCGATAGTTTCTTTATTAAGTATTTCCTCTCTATTTAGTCAAATATTAATTGAAGGAGATATTTTTAAAATAAACTATTCTGAAAAATATGAGCAACCTTTAGAAGTATACTATACGGTTGAATGTCCTTTAGGAAACGCTAGCAGAAAAGGAATGGATTTTCATAAAGTAGATAGCGTTAAAACATCAGACAATGATGACTATAAAAACAATGTATGGGATAAGGGTCATATGGCGCCTGCAGCTGCATTTAATTGCGATGAGGAGACTCTATTAAAAACGTTTAGTTACTTAAACTGTGCCCTTCAGCATCAAGGTCTAAATAGAGGACCGTGGAAAGAATTAGAAAGGTTTGAAAGAGACTTAGCTAAGCTTTTTGAAGTAAACGTAAAGATAGAAGTAATATTCGATAAAAACAGTAAAAAATTAGAAACAGGAGCCACTATTCCGTCATACTTTATTAAAACTATTTCTTTTGAAAACTATGTTCATACTTATAAATTCCCTAATAAGGACGTAAAAGGAAAAAATTGGTATACTTTTAAAATAAAGTAATATGAAGTTTAAAAAGCTAAAGTGGAAAAATCTGCTATCATATGGTAATATCATTCAGACAATAGAGTTTGACGATAATCCTAAATTGATATTAGTAGAGGGAGAAAACGGAAGCGGTAAGTCTTCGATTAAAGAGGCTCTTACCGTTTCGGCGTATGGAAAATCCGCTCTTAGAAAAATGAAGGATCTTCCTAATTGGGTAAATAAATCTGCGTATACATATAACGAGTTTGAAACAGATAAAGGAGACACAGTTATAATAGAACGAGGAATTGATCCAAACTTTAGTAATATAAAAATAAACGGAGTAGACCATAATTTACCTGATAAAAGAAAAATAGATGAGTTTATAGAAAATGAGCTATTTAACCTATCTTTTTCTATATTCTGTAATACAATAAGCCTGTCTTTCGATGACTTCAAGTCTTTTGTAAACCTAAGTGCAAGCGACAAGAGAAAAATAGTAGATCCAATTTTTGGAATAGACATACTAACTGACATGAAGTCTAAAGTTAAAGAAGAGGCAAAAGAAAGTAAGAATTCTCTTAATAATATTGACCTAAAGATATCTAATAACTCTAATTTACTGGAAAAATCAATAAATCAACTTAAGAAATTAAGAGAAAAGTTAAATGAAGAAATTGAAGATAAAACAGAAGAGATAACCCAAAAAATATCTAAAAATAAAGAAGACCTTTCTAGTAAAAAAGAAGAATATTTAGCAGTAAAAACAAAAATAGACAAAGTAAGGTCTGATTTATCTAACTTACGTTCAGATATTTCAGCTTCTAATACTAAAATATTAGAATACGACAAAAAGTTAAATATTTTTAAGAATAATAGATGTCCACACTGTTTAAGTGATCTGACTGGAGACAAGACTCTAGAAATAAAACAGGCAATACTCAATAAAAAAGAGTCTGAAAATAAAGTAGTAGAAAATTTAAAGAAAGATATAGCTTCTCTAGATACCTCCGTCTCTAAATTAGTCTCTTCTCAAGAATCTAGTAAAGAAGATTATCTATTAATCAAGTCTAATATAGCTTCTTTAGAAAGTGAGCTATCAAAAACAAAGAATAGTACAGAAACTGACCAAGAGGAGTCAATTAATGAGATAATATCAACAATAAAGGAAGAAATATCTCAATCTGAAAAAGACAGGGTAAAACATAGTGAAAACGTTGAATTATACAGCGCATTGGAAGATGTTTTGTCAGATACTGGCATAAAAAGAGTGCTAATTGACAAAGTAATCCCGCTATTAAACTCTAGAATTTCTGAAATATCAGATAGGTTAGACTTCAAGTTTAATTTTTCATTTGATAATGAATTTAATCCTATAATTATGTATATGGGTTCAAATATATCACCAGAAAGCCTATCTACAGGTCAGAGAAAGAAAATGAATCTAATTGTGCTACTTTCCTTTATAGAATTAATAAAAATGAAGCATAATGGAATGAATGTTATGTTTTTAGATGAAATATTTAGTGGATTAGACAAAAAAAATGTATATATGGCCATAAAAATATTAAAAGAGTACGCAATTAAGTATAATATGACTATATTTGTAGTATCTCATGAATCTCTACCAGAAGAATTCTTTGATACTAAAATAAATGTTACTATGCCAAATCATTTTTCAGAAATAACAATAACATCTAATATAGAAGATAAAAAAGAACCGACAAACAATATTAAAGTATAAAATTTTATGAAAATTTACTCAAGTAATAGCTTTGCTAACGTATATAGAGATAGTCTACAAGATCTTTTGAATAAGCCAGAGTTTACAGCAAGTCCTAGAGGATTTGATATAAAAGAAAACTTAAATGTGACTTTAGAGATTACTAATCCTTTATTATCAACATATGATAATAATAGAAGAGGCTCTCAAGATAAGTATATAGCAGCTGAGCTGTTGTGGTATTTTGCAGGTAGAAATGACGTAGAGTATATTACAAAATATGCTAAGTTTTGGGAAAGCATACAAAACGAAGATGGAACTGTGAATTCAGCATACGGTAACTTAATATTTACCGAAAGGAATGAGTACATGTACAATCAATATGGCTGGGCGTTAGAGTCTCTTTCTAGAGATAAAGATAGCAGACAGGCAGTTCTTCATTTTAATAAACCATCTCATCAATGGCCTAGGAACAGAGACTTTGTTTGTACGATGTATGGAATATTTCACATAAGAAATAACAAGCTTGATTTTACCGTTACTATGAGAAGTAACGATGCAATACTCGGTACCCCTACTGATATTGCTTTTTTTACATGCCTACAACAGCAAATGCTATCTCATTTACAAGTGTTAAAATATCCTGATCTAGAATTAGGAAAGTATACACATATTATGAATTCTTATCATATATATGATAAGCACTTTGAATTAGTAGAAGAAATGCTAACAGAAGAATTTAAAGAGATAGAGTTTCCTACTTTAGAAGCAGATTTGATACTTCCTTCTGGAAACCCTTCAAATACCTTAATGACTTTTATAGAAAATGATTCTGATATAAGTAAAGTGAAATCAAAAGATGCCTTATTTGGCTGGATAAAAAATCAACTATTATGAAAAACTTAGCTAGTATTATATCATGGTGTTTGGGGCAAGCGATACTTGCCCTAATCTGTTACATACTATACTTTCTTTTTTTAGAAAAAGAATTTAATCTAGAATTAGGATATCTACAATGGTTGTCTATAATCATAATATTTCAATGTGTTATACCTAAAGGCCGAAGTGAACATAAAAACCAAAACACTGGAAAATTTATTCCAGACGTAAATACAGTAAAGGATAAATTTAAAAATGGAAGGATCTAGCATGGATAAAATTACTAGAAGACATATCTCTTATCTTAAAATGGCAGAAGAATGGGCAAATAATTCCTGTTGTTCTAGAAAAAAGGTAGGAGCACTTATCGTAAAGGGAGATATGATTATATCAGACGGATATAACGGAACCCCTTCTGGTTTTCCAAATGATTGTGAAGATGGAAATGGAGAGACGTACTTCTATGTTCTACATGCTGAGGCAAACGCAATTACTAAACTATCTAGATCTACTCAAAATGGAGAAGGGGCTACTCTATACGTAACTATGGCCCCATGCAAAGACTGTGCTAAGCTTATTATTCAAACAGGAATTAAAACCGTAATATATAAAGAAGAGTATAGAGAAAACATAGGAATTAAACTTCTAAAGCAAGCATCGATTAGCGTAATAAAACTAGAATATTAAAATGGACCAAAATGAATTAGAAATAGATAACAGAGTATTAGACATAATCTTTGTCAGAGAGTTTAGAAGCTTTACTAGCATATACTCTAAAAAGACAAAAGAAGATTATATCTTAAATGTAAACAAAATAATTAAAGATAAGTTTAATACTAAATTTATTGTTCCAAACAAAGTGCAATCTTTTCTAATTAATTACGAGATTAAAAAACTCTTAGATAAAGCGATCCATATTAAAAATAAAAAATATAAGAAAATAATATATCTAAATTCTAACCTGTCTATTAGCCTTATAAAGAATGCTATGCTGTTTATAGAAGAAGAATATTATCCTGTTTCTTTTGAGTATCTCCTTATTGAGCCTAAGGAATTCGATAACACGGGGTTAGATCAAATAGAAAATCTAGATATAGTTACTCTCTAATTTACATCATAAAAAAAGCGAACCTTTCGATTCGCTTTAAATATATTAGTAAAATAATTCTTATGATTCCATTGCTTTTTTGAGCTCATCAATAAATCGTTCGGTAAATACTTTGTTTTTACCTCTTAATATATCTTCAGCTTTAGGATCATCTTTCTTAGATGCCTGTAAATATTCTACAATATGAGGAAATCTATGTCCACCTTCAGATTCATTGATCATCATAAAGTTAGTAAAATCAACATAACACTTTCCTTCATTAGTTTCTTCTCTTTCTCCTATCTCTACAACAGGAATTCCTTGATTAGAATAAGAATCTGGATAATCGTAAGGATTTTTACCGTCTTCTTGTTTGTGTATAACATCTCCTCCCATAGCTTTATATGTAGGATTATATACTTCGTGCCCAAATAAATTTTCGTCTCTAGTAACTTTTCTAGAGAACTGCTCCAATTTAGGCTCTTTATTTACACGTTTACCTTTGTTATCCATGAACTGTTCAGCAGAGGATGGTCCGCCAAACCCAGGATTCTTTAGATCCATATATTGATCAAAGGTATGAACGTCTCTTCTATGTACATTAAACATTTCCATAATTCTTATACGTTTATTTGACCTACTCTTGTTTCTTTATAAGCGTCACAGACAAAGTCAGCTGTTATCTGGTATACCCCAGTCGCGTTGTAATCTAAGGCGATAGCATTTACATTCTTAGATAAAAATGCAGGATTAAATCTGTATTCTCTAAAAATATCTCCAGCTTTATTTGCTACTCCTACGAAAATCTCTCCAATGTAGTCTTTCTTTAATCCTTGTCTACCTGTTAGAGGATCATATATTAAATCTCCCCATCCTCTTAATATGTTATATACATACATATTGTTTTCGTCATTTAAGTTGACCTCAAATGTTACTGAAAGATTAGTTAAAGTCTCGTTAGGTACCGCAGCAGCGTATGCTCTTTTAGCAAACTTATATTGTTGAACTGCAGTTCCCGGAGTCAAGAATTCTGGAAGACCCGATATTTTTAAAACCTGTTCAACTAATAAGTCTGTATTCTCTGTAATTGTTGCAGGTGGTGTAATAATAACTTCGAATTGGTTTTGAAATACCGGTTCGTAGTATGCTCTTGCCGCCTGTGAATTGTCCCAATGTGGTAATCCAGCCATGTTAATTTAGATTATTTTAATTATTTATTTGATTGTTAGCTAAAGTTTCTTCATTTTCTCTTTCTTTAAAGATTGATTCTACATCTATTTTAGACTTAAATGCAACCTCGCTAGATCTCGATCCATATCTTTCTATATTAGCTTTTTCTCCCTTAAATTCAATAACAACTGAAGGTAAAATAGTTTGAAATATAATATCCCATTTATTATCAACGTCGTCATACTCTACTACTTTAGAAATAGGATTAGCTGACTTATTATTAATGCTGAGATTTATTCCTCCTCCTTTTACATTAACATTAAACTTATTCCAAGTCTCTACTTTATTTCCGTCTAGTTGGTCTACCATTCCAGTAGATACCTTCAGTACTATAGATGGAGAACCTGTATCTATTCCAGAAGCAGAAACCTCTCTAAGGGCTAATTTGTCAGTTGAAAAATTAACGGAAAAGCTAGAGTTATTAAAATACTTAGAGTTTATTTCTTGATATTTTTCAGGATTATCCTTTATCTCAGCTGCATATTCCGAGCTAATAACTTTCTTAATAGCTTCAGAAGCTAGTTGAAATTTTCTCTTGAGTATATTTACTTCACTTAAGATATAATATGTAGATGTGGCAAAAGCCTCTTTATAATTTAAATCCGGGAATATATCAACTCTATGTAATTTAGAGTTAATTTTATTTTGATCAAACACGGTCTCACCGTTTGAAATCTCCCAGGATATATCGTGACTTATTATTGCTTGAAAAATAGCTCCGCCATCTTTTGCGGTCGTTTCAGATGAATATGCTTCATTTAGTATCATATTCAATAGGGTTTACTTTTTCTTCTTTTTCTCTTTAGCTTCTTTAGCGTCTCTAGTTTTAGTGTAATTTTTCCAAAGCTCGTTATAGATATTACAAGATGCTCCTAAGAAATTTATGATCCCAACATATTTCTTTTTTTGTTCTCCGTCCATGTTGGCAACCTTTTTACCTATTCTCTTAGCATCATTGACACTAAGCTCTTCTTTTGGTTTTTTACCAACTAATTTCTTAAGATCTCCTTTTTTCTCTAATAGAGAAAACTCATTAAAATTTGTAATAGCTCTATTCATAGTAAAATATTTTACTTTTTTCCTACAACGTTCTTCTTCTTAGCAGTGTTTAAAAAATTCTTAGTGTACTTGTCTAAGTTAGGAGTACCTTTTGATTTAACTCCGTCAGTTGCTAGATCTTGCTTAAGCTTTGATGCAGAAGCTTTATCTCCGGAATCTTTAGATGCTTTTCCAGCGTATTTTTTAGATGCACCCTTAAAAATGTTCATAAACTGGTTATAGTTCATAACTGGGTTCTTCTTTTGCTTTAAAATATCATTCATTGACTTCATCGTTATCCGATTTTTTTATTATTTATCTTTAATATTGGGAACTTTTTTAGTAAATTAGGTTTAAGATTTCATTAAATAAAGTTATATTAAGGAAAAACCGATAAAATATGGCAGACAAAAGAATTGAAAAGAAGTATAGAAAATTAACTGATATCGAGCATGTCTTACATAGGCCTTCTATGTACATTGGTTCAATAAAGGCGCACAGCGGATTTCAATATGTATATGACGGAGAAAAGATATCTTATGAGAACGTAACATATAATCCAGGCTTTTTAAAACTGTTTGATGAGATCTTATCTAATTCTATAGATGAACATAGAAGAACCCCAAAGCTTAATAAAATAGAAGTAACTATAAATCTAGACGAAAACTCTATAACAGTTAAAGACAACGGAGGAATACCTGTTCAAAAACATCCGGTCCATAAAGAATGGATACCTGAGATGATATTTTCTAATCTAAAAGCAGGTTCAAATTTCAATGATGAAGAGGATAGAATAGTAGCCGGAACAAATGGAGTAGGATCAACCCTTACTAATATATTCAGTAAGAAGTTTACGATAGCGACGTGTGATGGTAAAAATAGATTTTCTCAAACATATAAAGAAAATATGCACAAGAGGAGTAAGGCAAAAATTACTCCAGCTAAGTTTGGCTTTACTGAAATATCGTTTATTCCAGACCTTGAAAGATTTGGAATGAAAGTAATAGATGATTCTAGTGTAAAACTAATCTATAAAAGATGTATCGACGCGGTAGCATGTAATACAAAATTAGCCTTAACTTTTAATATTATAAAAGACGGCAAGAGCAACAAAAATAGAATAAAGTACTCTTCGTTTAAAGACTATGTTTCTCTCTATTCTGAAGAGTTTCACTATGAAGAATCAAAGGATTGGAAAATAGCGTTTTCTTATTCTAAAGATGGATATAAAAATGTAAGCTTCGTAAATTCAGTTCACACTAAAGACGGTGGAACGCACGTAGAATATATTACAGCTCAATTAGTTAACCACTTAAGAGCTATGATTAAAAAGAAACATAAAGTAGACGCTAGGCCAAGCGAAATAAGAAATCACCTATGCGTCTTTATAGATTCTACAATAGTAAATTCTCTATTTAGTTCTCAAACTAAAGAAAAACTTATTACTGAACCTAGAGAATTTAACACATCACACGAGGTATCTTTAAAAATTGCCAAAAAGATATTTGCTTCAGAAATAATTGAATCCCTTCTAGATTGGATTGAAAAGAAGCAAATGGCAGCCGAACGGGCTGAGCTTAGAAAACTAAATAAATCTTTAAGTAGAGGTAGAATTTCCAAACTAATTGACGCCCAGTCTAAATCTAATAGAGGAGAATGTACATTAGGAATATATGAAGGAATGTCGGCCCTATCTGCAGTAAGAAAATTCAGAAACACTCAAAAGATGGGTGCATATCCTCTAAAGGGTAAATTTATAAACGTGCATGAACTTCCTAATTCAAAAGTAATTAAGAATGAAGAAGTAAAAGGATTAATGGGATCGATTGGTTTAAAACTAGGAGAAGAACCCTCAAATCTGAGATATGGTAAAATATACATATACACAGACGCAGACCCTGACGGAAACTCTATTGCCGCTCAATTGATAAACTTTTTTGCAAAATATTGGCCAGAACTGTTTGATCTAGGGGTAATACATAAAGTTATGACTCCTCTAGTTGTCGCTAAAAAGGGAAAAAACGTACTCAATTTTTATACAAATAGAGAATTTGAAGACTGGTGTAATAAGGGAAGTGTTAACATGAACACTTGGAATATAGAATATAAAAAAGGTTTAGCTGCTCTTGAAGATGATGAATATCGAGAAATAATTGTAAATCCAGTTACTCTTGAGGTAAAATTAGATAAAGACTCTAAATCATCACTAGAATCTTGGTTTGGAAAAGACTCTCAACCTAGAAAAGATAGATTATTAAGACAATGAAAATAATAATTGCAGGAAGTCGAGATTTTAACGACTATAATAAATTAAAGAAATCTTGTAATCACTTATTATCTAATAATGAGGATACTGATATCGAAATAATTAGTGGTACCGCACAGGGAGCTGATACTCTAGGAGAACAATATGCTTCTGAAAAAGGATATAAAGTTACCCAGTTTCCTGCTGAATGGGACAAATACGGTAAGGGAGCAGGTTTTCGTAGAAACGTCTTAATGGCTAAATATTCCGATTACTTAATAGCTTTTTGGGATGGCCAAAGTAGAGGAACTAAGCATATGATAAACACTGCTAAGAAACATGGACTTAATATTAAAATTATCAAAATAAATGAATAAAGAAATAACAATAAGCGAATATTTAGATACAGACTACCATGAATACGCTAAGTATGTAGTTGAGAATAGAGCCATTCCATCTGTTATTGATGGATTAAAGCCAACTCAGCGAAAGGTAATCTTTATCGCAGATCGAGTATGGAAGACGGGAAAGGAAAAGCCTTATAAAATATTTCAATTAACCGGTAGAATTGCGGCTGATGCCCATTACCATCATGGTGACTCTAGTTTAAATTCCGCCATCATAGGAATGGCACAAAAGTTTAAAAACTCAATGCCTCTACTTGAAGAAATAGGCCAATTTGGATCTTTAAGGTCTCCTGTTGCAGGTGCTCCTAGATATATTTCTACCAAGCTTCACCCTAATTTTAGACTGCTATATAAGGACTTTGAATTATTATCACCTAGAATGGAAGAGGGATCCCAGATTGAACCCGAATACTTCCTTCCAATAATTCCTACTGTATTATTAAATGGTAGCTCAGGAATTGCCGTAGGGTTTGCTACCAATATATTAAATAGAAATCCAATTCATCTAATTAACGCATGTCTTAAAGAATTAGACGGTAGAAGATATCAAGAACCTGCACCTTGGGTAAATGGATTTAAGGGAGAATGTGTAAAAAATCCTGAGTCTCCTAACTCTTGGATATTTAAAGGAATACATGAAGTTAAAAACACGTCAACTGTAAACATACTAGAGGTTCCTCCGTCTATTACATATGAAAAGTATGATAATTGTCTTAACTCTCTAGAGGATTCAAAATCCATAACTTCATATGACAACAACTGTAAATCAGATATAAATTATACTCTTAAATTTACAAGATCTAATCTTGCTAGTCTAATAGAAAGAGATAGGCTAATACGAACTCTTAAATTAGAAGAGAAACAAACAGAAAACTTCACTGTTCTTGACGAGAATGGAAAGCTAAAAATCTTTAATAATTGTAAAGAAATAATCTCTTATTTTGTAAACTTTAGACTGAAATTTTATGAAAAAAGAAAAAGATTTATTATTGATAAACTATCTAAAGAATTGGTTTTTCTCTCAAATAAAGCTAGATTTATAAAAGATATTATATCTGGAAAGTTAAAAGTTAATAACGTACCTAGACAGACGATAATCTTATATCTAGGATCAAATAAGTATAACTTAGTAGATGATTCATATAATTATCTACTTAATATGGCTATTCATACTCTTACAAAAGAAAAGTATGAAGAATTATTAAAGCAAGTATCTAATAAGAAAGAAGAACTTGCCGAAATAAAAAAGATAAAGCCTATTGATATGTATAAAGATGACTTAAATGATCTTAAAAAGGTATTATCAAAGGACCCTAGCTACAAAGTATAATCTTTAAAATATTAAAATATGAAAGTAAAATTAGATAAAATCAATGGAGAAGTAGTCAAAGATAATGAAACCTACACTCTTACAGACAATAACTTTCTTAACAATTTAACACTATCTCAAACTTATTTAAAGCCCGGACAGGCAACAAGAGGGCATTCTCATGATAACCAAGAAGAAGTATATACTTTTACTAGAGGAAACGGAACCATGGTTATTGGAGAAGTTGAACATGATGCGATGCCAGGAGATACCTTTTTAATTAAAGCTGGAAACTTTCATCGAGTAATAAATAAGTCAGATTCTGAACCTTGTGTTTTTACATGTGTGTTTGAGAAGTATGATAGAAATAGCGACGTTGCT